GCCCCCAAAGGCACCTACGGCGGCCCCAGAGCCACAGGAACCAGAGGAACCAGTTTCGATGCGTCGCCCAGAAAGCGCACGCTCATATCGCCTTAATCCGCGCGCAACCGGAACTGCTAAGGGCTCTGCAAAGGCTCGTGCCGGTGGATACCTGCCGTACGAAGAGTCTGACCCGGCTCGTCAGGAACAACTAAACAAAAACCTTACTCAGGGGTATAAAAATCTTGCCAATGAGTTGGCTAAGGTTGGCATGCAGGGCGGTCATGCTTTTGGCTCGGCTCACGTTGAGGGAATGATTGCCGAGCTGAATAAGGCACGTGCCCTCATGGAGACTCGTGGCCTGTTGGTCCCGCCACTTGCGTCGCATCAAGCGCTCATTGCATCCGCCTCATCTGGCCAGTCAACGGCCAGCCTGATTCCTGCCACAACACAGGCAGCCACACAAGCAGCTACCCAGGCCGCTACCCAAGCCGCAACACAAGCAGCTACCCAGGCTGCCGCTGAGGCTGTTGCCAGGACCCCAGGAATGCAGCGCTTTGAGCGACTCATGTTTGGTAAGAGCGCCTCTGTCGGTCCGCGCACCGCCAATACAAAGTTTATGACCGAGGCCGTTGAGGGCGTGCTTCCGGGCATTACTGAGGCATTTAAGCCTTTCCTAGAAAGGAACTTTGCATCTCAGATTTTGCAACACTTTAAGGCGTCGTTCCGTGGACTCCCTGGCGAGAGTGAAGGCTTGCAGGGGCAGACAACTACCGGTGCAGCTGCCGGGTTCCTGGAGATTGGAAACCTAAACCGAGGCTCAGGAGCCATTCTTCGTACTGCAATCCATGAAATTGCGCACGGTGCATTTGAGCGGATGAAGGAGGGTGGCTATACGCCGCCAGCCACAGCGATGCATTACGGGCCAAAGGGAGAAAAGCTTGGAGAAAAGAGCCTGCAAGGAATTCTTTCCGCTGAAGGCGGCAGAGGAATTAGCCATGCTGACCCAATGTTCTACCAACTCCAGGCAGAGATCTCTAAAAAGACTGGTGGCCTCCTCGCCAATCTTGCCTTTCACCAATATGCTCAATCGCGGCCGCAAGGCTTCAATACCCCCGGGCTTGGCGTTGGCATTGCCGCAGCGCAACTCACACCACATCTTCAGGAGCTAGCATTTAAAACTAAGCCCTCGCTTGTCTCCGCCTCAACCCTCTTTACTGAGTTTGCTACCAAGATTCATGAAACCGCAGCAAAGGTGCAGGGTGGCGGGGCTCCAATCCAAGAGCTGCTTGCCCAAGTTTCGGCAGGAATTGGAGAGCTTGGCAAGTCTTCCAAGATGTTCCCAAAGACCTCGTTCCTTGAGATTGCTTCTATCCTTTCTGAAACCATCCGATCATACGGAGAGGGCGGCATTCGGTCTGGGGCTGCCAAGCAATTCCAGGGCCTTAACATGCCGTTTGAACAGGCCCTGCAGCGTGCGTTTATCCAGGCTACCGGCTCGCTGCTCAAGCCAGGAAGCGAGCTTCGTGGCATAACCGGTATCTCCAACCGAACACCAGAGATGATGGCCGCGTTCATGGCCAACGCATCAGAGGCCGAGAAGCAGGCTGTTGCCATGGCCATCAACCCAGAAGCATTTGAAAAGATTATTAAGGGGCAAAAGCCCGGAGTGGCCGCAGATGATCCGGGGGTTCAGCAGCAGCTCAATGAGCTTACAAAGACCATCCTCCAGTCTACCGTTTCACAGATCAATGCCGAGATTGCCCAAAGTGGCGCGCTAGTACAGAAGGGCAGTCTCGTTGGCATGCCACTGCCAATAACCCGCCGTGGCGGTTTCTTGCCTGCCGGTGCCTACCCAAATGAATCTGGCCCTCAGTTCCGCCTGCCAGGCGGTGAGCCTGTCTACAACATTCCACCTGGCGGTTCACTTGTGCCGCTCAGCGGCCAACCTATTGATTTTGTTGAGAGGGCTCGCCAAGAAGCCGAGGCTCGTGCGGCCCGAATGCGGACTGCATCATCCTACGGACGCAGTATATTTGAGCGCTTTAGCCCAGTTGGGCAATACCGAGAGGCACAAGTCCAGTACGGCGCCCAGGCAGAAGCCTCTGTAGTAAACAAGCAGCAAGCAGTTACAGAGTTCCAAAATAATGCCAAGGCGGCAGAGGCAGCCAGAGCCGCCAACAGCCGACTTAATCTTGTCATCCAAGATGGTCGCGTTCAATTTGGTCAGCTAGCAAATGTTTTGACCCAGGCAAATACCGGATTGACACAATCCGTAACCGGCGTTCTTTCGCTTGGTCTTTCGTTTGCCATTGGCCAGCAGGCAATCTTTGCCTTTGCCGGCGGAATCCAACACCTCATGGGCGGCATCATTGGCTTTAACGCCATGCTTGAGTCCGCCGGAGTTGGATTTAATACACTCTTCAAGAATGCAGGACGCAGCGTAAGGGAAGCACAGCGGGAAACAGAATCAACAATTCAAACCCTTAAAGACTTTGCCAACGTCACAAACTTCAGGTTCGGTGACCTTGAGGTTGCAGCCGTCCGCATGCAAGCATTCGGCTTCGAGGTTGACTCCGTTAAAGCAAAAGCCCAAGGTCAAATGCCGATTCTCGAGTCGTTTACCAACCCGTACTCAACAACCGGCCTGAAGGAATTCCGTGGGGCGCTTGTAAACATTGGAGACGCCGTTGCGGCACTCGGTGCCGAAGACGATAAGCTCCGCCGAGTAACGTACGCACTCGGACAAATGAACTCTGCTGGACGCGTCTATCAAAACGACATGATGCAGCTGGCAAACGCTGGTATCGCCGGATATGAAATTCTTGCCAACGCTTTGCTTGCGGAGCTTGAGCGAACTGGGCAAACCGCTAGCGCAACATACAAGAAGCTGCTAAACCCACAGTCCGCCATCGAAGAAATCCGCCGCCTTGCTCGCATCGGCGCCCTCTCTGGGCCTGGCGGAGTTCAGGCGATCCTGCAGGGGCTGGAGGCAAAATACGGCGGCGGTATGAAGGCGTTCTCACGCACCTTCCAAGGAGCAATGACGACTGTTGCGGATACGTCTCAGTCGCTTGTTGCAACAGCGTTTAATCCACTGTTCTCGGTTATGCGAGACCTTCTTGCTGGAACAAAGGCTCAAGAGTTTAACGACGGCCTTGCAACATTCCTCCAGGGCGAAGAGGCAATAAAGGCATCTCAGCTATTCGCACGTTCAGTTAAAACTGTTGCGGAGGCAATCCGATCTGGCCTCCCAGAGGGACTTAGTGTCGCCGGCGGCTTTATGGATGCCGTGCTTAAGACACTTGGGGGCATCGGCGGCGCAGTAACGGCCAGCGGGGGTCCTCTAAACGCATTTATTACCTCCTCGGTTTCTGGATTTAAGGCAATGGCCGAGATCCTCTCTAATGATGTTATCCGCAAGCTTGGCGCATCAATTATTGTTGCCAGGGCCCTGTTTGGATTTATCAGTAGCAACCCGCTTGTAGCAACTCTTGGAGCCAGCACGGCCCTTGTTGGGTTCCTTGCTAACGCCTATGAAAATAACCAGTATGGCGTTCGCTCTGCTTTTGACCGAGCTGCCCCGGGCATCCTTAGCTCAGCGGATTCAATCGCCAATTCGGTAATCCCAGGAGTCTCATCAGCCGCAGCCGCATCAATCGGGACGCTTGCCGCTACAATTGCCTCGGCACTTTCTACCGCAATGCCAGTCATTGACGGAATCTTGGCCGCCTTTGCTGGGATAATGAAGGTTATTGAGCCTCTTGCTCCGCTCTTTGGTGTGCTCTTTGCTGGATTCGTCGGCGGAAAACTTCTGGTTGATGGCCTTGCCCTTGCAATGACAAAGTTTGCTAACGCTGCTGCCAGGTCCGCAGAGCAAATGGCAAAACTCAAAATCAGCATGTTTGCATTCAAGGCCCTTGGTGCCGTAGAAAGCTATGGCATGCAGCGTCTTGTTCCTATCCAAAGGCAAGACCAAGACGGGAACCTAGTCGCATCCGGATTCGGCGTTGACAATACGCCGGGCAAAACCATCACATCGCCGGCGCTTGTACGCGCCATTGCATTTATAGAAGCCCTAGGGGCCTCTAAGGGTGGTCGAGAATTTATTGCGCCAGCCGGCGGGGTAGATTCAGTTCTCAATACTGGCGTTGACGTAGATTACGCAACTCAACGATTGGCGGAACTAAAGAAATACAGCATAGACGACCCAAAGGGATACAATGACTTCCTAGACACCGTAGGTGCCAGCGAGCGAGCCCAAATTGAGCAAGCACTTGCCGCAGGGCTAGAAAGCGTTACCAACAGAGTTAAGGGTTTTGGAGACAAACTTTCCGCAGCAAACGGGAAGCTCGCTAAGCTCGGCGTTATTATTGATGCCGTTAGGTCTCGCCTTGGCATGCTGGGCGGAGTACTGACCGGGTTTGGCATGTTCGGCAGCATTGCCTCTAACCTTCTCGGTCTTGACGAGAGCATTTCTACTGTCTTTAACAATATGATGATGGTTGGAATGGCAACAGAGGCCTTGCACGGCGCTTTCATCGCCCTTACTGCAGCTACAAGCGCACAGACCGCAGCGCTTACCTTTGGTATTGCTGGTGCGGTCATGGCGTTGGCTTTCCTTACTGGGGAGCTTTCAAAAGCAGCGCAAGCGGCATTTAACAATAACCCAATTAACACAAAGGCAAAAGTTGTTACCGACACAAGGACCCGCCTTGAGGGCCAGGTTGGAAAAGACAAAGCAAAGGAGATGTTCCCGGAGCTCTATGCCGAAGAGCGCGGATTCCTTGATGACCTTGAAACGTACCTCAGGCGCACATTTGCTCTTATGGGCGCAAGCATTGATCCTCAAGGCGCTGCTGCTAGATACGACACGCAAATTAACAGAGAAATGGTTGCGGACAGCGATCCATCACGAGCCCAGCAATGGCTCCGGGACAATCCTTCGTGGTCCATGAGCACAACTGGCATTATCGGCCAGCTGGAACAAGTGCAGCAGGACAAGATCAAGCAAATGCTTCGAGAGGGGTTCTCGCCTGACGAAGTGGCAAAGACGCTTAACCTTGATCAGAAATACGTTGAAGAACTCTATGCAAAGTGGTATGGCGCTGGCGATGCCGAGGCAACAAAGTACATCAGCCTGCTTACCAAGGCCCTAGACGCCACCGGAGAGCTCCTGCAGCAGGCGCAAGAGGCAATGCAGAAGGCAATGGAAGCCTTCCAGACCCCGCTTAATCGCCTCATGTCCCGAGCACAGGTTGCCATCCAGGCACTGTTTGAGGCCGAAAAGGAAGCCCTGGAGCAGGAGAAGGTTGCAGCACTTGCAAACGTTGAGGTTCTGTATGACGGAGAAATGATCCGTCTTGGCGTCCTGGAGCAGCAGTACGAAGCGTTGCAAGCCCAGGCAAAGCAGATGGAAAAGCTGCAGCAGCTTGAAGAGTCAAGGACAAGGGCATCAGAGGCCGCCCTTGACATGTTTGATGCTAGCGTTGATCCACTGGAACGCGCCCGCGCCGCGCGAGACGCCGCACGTGAGATGTTCCAAGATGAGCAGCGCGCACGTCTTGACTCAATGGGGGCCGCCATCCAGTCCGGCAAGACCAGCTCTGCATACGTTGGGACTACCCAATTCTACGACGAGAAGGCCCGGGCGCTTGAGCTCGATCAGGCAGAGCGTAGCCGCGTCATGCAAGAGCGCATTGACGACCTGCTCAAGAAGATCCAAGAAGGCAAGATTAGCAAGTCCAAGGCATCTACCGAGCTTAAGGACATCTTTGGTGACGTTGGCCTTGACCTAGAGGTCGCTTCTGCCCAGGGCTACTCCTTCATGGAATCGTTCTCCTCTGGCTTCATGGCTGCGTTGCAGGCAAACATTAACTCGACCTTTGCCGCCCTTCCTAAGGCCATTACTGCCGCCCTAAACGTTTTGTCGCAATCTGCTGCGTACAAGAAGGCACAAGACGCGCTGAACGCCATCATGAACCCAGACTCGGAGACAAGAACCATCAAGGGTCAGACCATGGTGGACTTGCTTAAGGCACGTATTTCTGATGCTAAGAACCTTCAGACAAAGCTCCGTGAATACTATGCCCTGGTTAAGCCAGAGATTGGCGGAAACGATCCAGAGCGGGTAAAGCGCTTTAACCAAATTGGCCAATTCCTTGCGCAGCTTCAGCGCATGCAGAATGTCTATACCCCAGGAGGAAAGTACACAACCGGCCAATACGATGATTTGAATACTGGGTTTATGGAGCAGTTCCAGACCCTTCTTCAGATGGTTATGTCTGGTCTTGCTGGGTATAACCCAGACAGGAATAGGGCTATGGGCGGGTCCCTCTCCAGTGCCACCAGCTATATGGTTGGCGAGCGCGGACCAGAGATGCTCACCATGTTCAAGCAGGGCGGCGGATACGTCACGCCAAACCATAAACTCCCATCAACACTTAAGTCTTCGGCTGGCGCTCTTCGTGCCGGCGCATACGGCCGAGCGGTTGGCGGATACGTTGGGTATGGCAAGGGCATCATGCCTCAGGATTTCGTCCCGGACCCAACCCCGGGCCCAACGCCAGAGCCGTCATGGGAGCCAACACCAACCCCAACTCCAAGGCCAACTCCTACCGGAACGCCATCTCCAACCCCAACACCAACAGCAGGCCCAACGCCAACAACAACCAACGATCCATGGGGGCTGTTCCCGTTCAATTTTAGGATGTATACAAAGTGGATCAACTCGGTCATTCCACTTGGCGGCATTGGTCGAATCTACGGCGGACCAAATGGCGAGTTCACTGGCTATAACAGGGGCACAACGACTCCGTTTGAGGAAGATGACGCCTTTGCCGTAGTCAAGCGCCCAAACTGGTGGGACAGATTTAAGAACGATATTGGCGTTCGGAAGATTGCCCCATTCAATTGGGAGGGTCCTGGAAATATTAAAACATGGTCGCCGAAGAGCGGCTTTGTTCCGGGCATAAAGGTTGAAGGCCCTGATGGAAAGATAAAACTTAAGCCTGGCAACGCTATAAGTAAGAGCGCCGCAAACGTTATGGCCCAGGCGTTTAGGGGTACCGCCATCCTCAGTACAGGCATGAGCTTCTTTGACATTTTGGGCGCTAGCGAGCGCGGAGAGTCTCCAGCTCGTGCCTGGGTGCGCAATATTGCCATGAATGTTGGCGCACTTGCCATGGCCGTTCCAAATGTTGCAGGAGTAGTAGCCAGCGGCGGAATGGCAACCGCAGGAATGTTTGCTGCAAATGCGGCGGTTGCCACTGCCCTAGACGCGATTTCTGGCAGTGTCTATGACCTCCTCTTTGGCAACGTCTGGGATGGAAAGCAAACACAGCAGTCTATTGATATGGGCCAAAAGAAAGACCTAGGCTTCTTTGGAAACTTGTTTAATTACAATCGCGGATTCAACAACCCAGCTCCGAAGCCAAGTCTAACGCCGGGAAGCGAGCTTCTGAATTTGCCAAGCCCAACCGCAATGCCAAAGATTCGCTTCGGTGGCGGCCGAGCTGAGGGCGGGCCAGTTGATGCCACAGACGTCGGCCGTGGCTACGACGGCAAGCTGAGCTGGCTTGAGGACTACACCAACCCGGCTACCCGATTTATTCATCAGATTCTTCCTCCGGGAATGAGCAACAGCAATCTGGCTGGAGTTGGCGGCTTTGTTGATATCCTGAGCGCTCTTTACGGGGCTGGATTGAAGTCAATCATGCCTGGGCCGGATCTCGCTGACGCGTTGGCCAGGCTTGTCGGCTCAGGAAAGCTTCCGGGACCACTTGAAACCCTTGCACGAAATATGCTGGGGTTGTCCCAGCTTTCTAACATCTCGCGCCCAATGAGCTTGCGAGATACCTACGAGCTTGATCCTGGCCTTGATATTGTCAAGCGCGGCATTTGGGGTAGGGGATCACGACCGCTTTCTACGGGCGTGGTGAGCTCGATTGTTGGCGGCCTTGCCGGCGACTACGGCCATTTGGGCAACCTGCTCAGCGGAGATGCCTCTGACCTCATGAGCTTGGGCGGAGCAGACCCAATTACTTCGGTTGTTACCCGACCGGGATACAAGCCACCTCATGTGACCACCTCATTCAATGACTTCCTATCCGGCGACTATCATTTCCCATTCTTTGCAACCGACCCAGCCTCATTCCCGGAAAACAAGAGGATAGGCTTTACCTCTGCTCTTCCCCAGAGCGGCAAGGGCGCAACCAGGCTTGCAGAGTTCCAAATCCCTGGCGGCATTCCAATTGATCAAATCGAGACAATCCTTGGTCTGCCAACTCTAATCGATGACAAAAACGGTTACCGGCCGTTTAATGACGCTGAAGCAAAAGCACGGGCTGCTGCGCTTGCGGCAATGGGCTTTACCGACCTTGGAAATCACGCAGTCGCAACTGACGTTCTTGAGAGGCAAATTGCCGACTGGCGAGCCTCATCTGGCGGTATGCCGGTTGACCCCGAGCAAATTCTTGCAGCAAAGGAAACGATTCTCCGGCAGCAGGAGACAGGCCGCATCCTTGCCGGCCGAGCGGCGCAGGCGGCATCTCTCCTTCGAGCAGGGGTGTTTACTAACATTGACGAAGCTGCGCTCTACGCCGTCACTGCCGACGAGCACTTTAAGGGAGTGCGCGCTAAAAACATTGACATCGAGGCGGAGCGAACTCGTGTTGCCAGGACAATTCCTCGCGGCGGATCGTTTGAGGATAAGGTTGCACTGATCCGAGAGCGCCTCCTCTATACCCAGCCAGAACTCTTCCCCGAACTTGGGCCCGTAGACGCCCCAGCGCTCAAGATGCTACTAGATGACGCGCCGGTAATTCCAAAGTCCGGCGGCGAACAGCTTGATCTTTTCAGCAAGTTCCCATCTTCAGATGTAGTAGACCCATATAACCCTGCTGCTGACCTGCAGGAAAGAATGATGTCTCGGGTCCTGAGGGTGGGAGAGGGCCTGAGGGGCAAGCCGGCTCAACGAACAGTTATGGGCGACCTCAGGCCTGGCATGCTGGACACAATCCTAAGCCTTATACCGGGTGTGCAAGCATTTAGGGATAGGACATCTCTTTCTCAAGTTATCGACGAGCATAGGTTTGAGGGTATTATTGGCGAAACAGATAAATACGGTAATAAATATAGTTTTCCTATACAGGGGTTGCCTGCGGACCTTATAAGTTTTGATTGGGGGGATATACGCATCCCTCACACCCTTGTAGGAAATACTAGTGCCGAAAAGCTTAAGATAATTTCTGAAAACATTCGGTTGGCCCTTGCCGCTGCGCCGCAAGGCATGTTTGACCCATCAGATCCGAGCAAGCGACTAACTGTTGACCTTGTCGACGGAGGGCCCGATTCGGGCTTTGCTGCAAGAGTTGCTCGTTTTGACACAAATAATATTCAAGTTGATACGCGCACGCCACTAACCGAACTGCCGGATGCAATGATTCACGAGGTTGGACACCTTATTACTAATAATCGCTACACCGTGCCGAAGATGTACCTAGAAGCCTTCAAGCCATCAAATTTAAAAGAAACCATTGGAATAATTAAGACGAAGGGCGATCTTAGAGGGCATATTGCTGACCTCCAAGAAAGAATGCAAATGAAAGATTTGACTGCAGCCTATGAGAAAAGCCTAATTGCCCAAGGCTTTGACCCTATCCGGGCTAAGGAAATTGCCACCAATGCTGCGAACAGCAAACCACTTGGCAGAATCCCTACGAACCCCACCGGCCCGGAATATACAATGCCGCGAAACTTCCCGCTACCAACAATTTATTCAGGCGCAGACCCAATGGAACATTTTGCTGACATTTTCGCGGGGCATACCCAGGAATCACTTCCTGACCCGCTTTCCAACAGGGGTACTGCTGATCCTTTCACACAGGCGGCGTTCGGCAAGCTTCAATCTGCCGGCCAACTGCTTGACCTTGATTACGAACGTGTGCAGGCTCAAATAGCAGAGGGAACTCTTCCGGCCTCAGTGAGGCCCGTTGCTGCTGCCCGATCTCAATATCCGCGAGAAGTGGCTCGAGCCTTTGACTTTAGGAGCATTAGGGACCCTGGGGCTGTTAGGGCGGGGCTTATGCCGGAGCTATACGGCTCTAAATATCGAAAAGTTGCCGTACCATTTACTGGCGGCAAGCTAAACCTTCCGGGGATGAAGACTTACACCACAGACCAGGGCGGGTTTAAGGGTACGGCCGCAAGGGCAGATAGTTTTGTCGGTACCAAAAAGGGTAACTTCCTCTCAGGATTCCTTGCAGATGTTGCCATGATGGCCATTAGTGGTAACTTTGAGAATTTCGGTCAACTCATTCCATCTCTAGGGTTTAACCTCCTTAGCATCCTTCCAAAGATTGGCGGACCGGCAGCCATGATTGCAGGGCTTCTGACGACGGGGGCTACCGGCGGCGATATGGGGCGAGCAGTGGCCGGAACCGTCGGCTCGCTGGTTGGCGGCCTCCTTGGCAATTTGATTCCAATCCCATTTATTGGCGGCATGATCGGCAGCATCCTTGGCGGAATGCTTGGCGACTGGATTTACACTAGCTTCATCAACCCAGAATCCGCAAAGCAGGGAACCCAAATGATCCAGGCCGGTGGTGGAGCGGTGTACAACGTTGGCCCAAATGCCCCGTTCCCATTTGACGGACCATCAAATGTTCCATTCTCTGGTGAGCCACTTCGGAAGATTGGTGGGCGTGCCTTTGGTGGTGCCGTTCGGCCTAACGTAGGGTATATGGTCGGAGAGCGCGGCCCAGAGCTTCTGGTTCCAGGCGGCCTTGGCGGCAGCATTATCCCAAACCACAAGATGCGTGGGCCAGAGGGCGTCACCGCCGTGGGCGGCGGCCAGACCGTCAACGCATCTGTAGTAATCAACAACCCAAGCGTCTCTAACGCCGGAGATATTGATAAACTAGCCAAGAAGGTAGCAGAGGCGCAAACGCGTGCTCTACGCTCAGCCGGATATGCAAGGCCCTCATAAATCATGAACTACACTGGAACGATAACGGTAAAGATCAAGCCCAAGCTGCTAAACCATACCCCTGTGGGCGATGGTTTCTTTGACATTACCCGGCGCATCAGCTTTTCAGAAGGCGGGGCGGATAGTTCCTTTACCTTCACCGAGAGCTCAGACGGCTCTTTGGGCGAGGCCAAATTCGACATGTTTACCATGTTTCCACTCTCGATTACCGACTGGTCCAGCTACTCCGGGGCAACAGTAGATGACAAGGTGCAAAATGCCCTAAACGACCACACCTTTGACTTTGAGATCCCGCCCCGGACAGAGGTTCAGATCTACGAAGACGCCACCCTGCTCTTTGGCGGGGTCGTCATGGAGGTTGCCAGGGTCCGAGCGGGCGGCACTATTACAACCAAAGTCACCTGCTCCGACTATACCGCCCTTCTTGACGAGATTGTTATTGACCGGTACAAAGCTCCATTTGAGACATATGACTACGAGCTTATCCGTGGCGGATACCAAACAGACGCCGACAAAAACGGTGTAAAGATCACAAAGATCATCAACGGAAGCAGCGGCGGCGGCAGCCCAACCAGAGTGATTACCGTAACGCTTGAGGACGCCCATGACCTTATTGTTGGCCAAAAGGTCAGCATTGATCAGACAAGCAATTATAACGGCACGTGGACAGTTGCCTCCATTCTTTCACTTATTGGCTATACCGCAACAAATTCTTCTACCTACGCTGGCCCGGTTTCTGTAACGAACGCGGCAAGAGCTGGCAGCACAGCAACCATTACAGTTGGCACACACGCATTTATTGTCGGCGATACGGTTCAGGTTGCCCTTGCAACTGGCCCTACCGGCTATGCGGCCCTCAACGGCACGTACAAGATTACCAGCGTTGTAGCGAACACCTCTATTACCTACACAACCACAACCTCTGGCACGGTTACCTCTGGAGCAGCTACCGGAACGGTTCAAATTCCCGATGAGAAGTCCGGCCGGAGTACGCCTTGGACTATCTCCTTCTTTGAAGACGTCAACAAGACAGATCCTTATTCTGGGGTTTCAATTGCGCATGGCATTAACTATGACAGCCCAACAAGCACTACCGGATACGTTGTCACCGAAGGCAGCGATTGGCGCTTTAGCCCAATCAATTATGTTCCGGATGCCCAGTTCCCAGAAAAGCTAGGGGCAAAGATCTTCCTTCCATTGTCCGAGGGCAAGTCAGACATCACCAGGGCAGCTGCCGACCCAAGGTCGCTTGACTCAGACGAACGCCTGCGCCTCTATCGACTTGACAATGAAATTAAAGAGATGTACGTCCTTACAAGCATTGGCGCGTATGACGCGGCGTCAAATTACCTAGATATTACAACAATCTCTGATCACAATTTTGAGTCGGGGCAGATTCTTGCTCTTGGAAATGTTGACTATAGCCGAGTGGGAGACTACTCTGCTGGCTTCCGAGCAAACAAACAATCTGAAACCGTTTTGCGTATTGAGACAAATGTTGACCCGGGCCTTTCGCTGCGGTCGGCAGCCGTAACCGGAGCCACGTCTGACGGTACTTTTGCAACGTATACTTGCAACAATACGTTTCTTATTGGCGACCCGATTGCCGTTAGCGGAATTACGGAATCCGGTGGTTCCACCGGATCTTTTAACGTAAGCTTTACAATTATCGAAGATTCGACGCCAACAACATTTAAGGTTCGTAACTCCACTAACAGAACATACACTAGCGGCGGAACGGCATACGCGTCGTTTGTGGCCTTGAATCGCGTGCAATCCGTTGGGGCGTTTGAAAAACGCTTAAAGCTTATTTCTGGCCAGCGGCTGGACACAATCACAACACTTTATTACGATAGTGCAACTTCCTATTTTAATGTTGGCGATGTGATTCATGTAAACGGATCAACTACCTATGATGGGAGATTTACCGTCACGGAGGTTGGCTCTGCTCCTGGAAACTCTGGCGTTCCTATTCGCATTGGGGCGATTAGTCGAACAAGCAATGTTGCGCAGGTCTTGCTAACGGATAAAGCCTTGTCAATTTCAAGAGACGCGTCGGCTCATGCTTTTGACCGTGGAGAGGTGGTTGATGTTACGCTTCCATCGCCGTACACAAGCTTTTCTGGCACTGCAAAAATTATTACTGGCGTAGGGGCCCCGGGCAGCAACCTAACCGCTTCTAATATTTATTATGCAAGTACCGGCACAAATCAAAAATACACAAACCTTACTGATACGCAAAAAAAGGCTTCGTCTATTACATTTGCAGAAAAGACATTGTCGTATGTTAAATTTATTGACAGCAGGGCAGACACGGCAAATTCTCCTATAAGCGTTTCTGCGGGGGCCTATATTTCAATTCCTTATCACTCGTGGGATGCAGTTTCTGGCGGGTCTAGAACCGCCGCAACGCCAAGCACAAGCTTCATTACTATGCCAAACGACTCTATCGACTACATGGGGGGCAGGCAAAGTGTTGACTTTGAATCGTCAGAATTCCAGGGCATCGGAACATCAAAATACGCTGAAATTGCCTATGTTTCTCGCGCTTCAAATGTTGTAACGATTCGAACAAAAGCGCCCCATGCGTTTATTGAGGGAGAAACCGTTACCGTAGCCGCGTCTGCCCCGTATACAAGTCTTAATGGGTCGTACGGAATTTCAGATGCAACTGCGGGAACCTTTACCTTTTCTCTTGCCGGCTCAAACATTACCGAAGCTGCCGCAACCGGCTCTGCAACATCAGTTGGGACAGGATTCTACGCAGCAGGCAGAAAGATGAGCTGTATCTGCGTCGTTAAACTAGAATCTCTTCCATCATCTGGCGAGTATCGAACCGTCTGGCATCACGGGTCAATTACAACCGGCCAACGCCGAGAGCTGCAAATTAACGACGCTGGGGCTATTTGCTTCATGACCATCAATAACGCAGGATCGACTCAGCGATTTACAACTACGCTGTTGCTAACCGTTGGGGAAACAGCAATCATCTTTGTGTCATACAACCCAGCCGCACTGCATATGTATCCTGCAGAGAGCGGTTCAGAAACTTTTGCAGGGTCAGGACTGCTAACAATTCAAAAGAATGATGAAACCCCACAGACACAAACAGTGTCAACCATAGCAGTCACTGCCTTTGGAAACTTCACTGTTGGTCACGGTTACACAAATGCCGGAGTGGCAACGTCATTCTTTGACGGGCTGATTGGCAACATCTACGTGCTTGATCGTGTTTTGCGAAACGCCGAGCGTGATCAGCTAGTGTCGTGGATGGCACATTACTTTACGATTTCCGATCTTTTAAGCGAGGACAACGATTATCGATATCTTGCAGACCATCCTGGAAAGATAGAGGTTAATCGGGCTAAGGAGCCGTTTAATGCAATGACGCTTCGCCAGGCCATGGACTATATCTGCAAGAAGACTGGATCGCAATACTGGATTGACGCCAACAAGAACCTTCACTACCAGCGAAGAGACGTTAAGAACCTTGTGGAAAATGCAACCTACGAAGACAAGTTTGGCAATGCTAGCTCAAACGAATGGAACTTTGGCGGCTCGTTTGTCCTAAGCAACCGCTCATCTGGGCCATACGGCTACGGCTATGCCGCTACGTGCGCTGGGTCAACGGAATCAATTGCTAGGTCGCAATACTTTACCGTTGCAGCAAATGAGGTGTACTTTGCCTCGGCTCTAATGAAGACGTCAAACTCAGAAAAAAGCCGTTTGAAAATTCGTTTTTACGATGTTTCTGATGCGCAAGTTGGGTCAGATAAAACTATTGGCGCTGGAGTAAACCTTAATAACTCCTGGCAGAAGATGTGGGGGATGGTTAAGGTTCCAACCACAGCTGGCATTGTCAAAGCTGCTTTAATTTTTCATCACACAAGCCATAGTAGCTCTTATACCGACTTCTACGCAGACCCAAAGGTTGTAAAGATTACCGCAGAGTACGGATTTGCTGACTATGGTATTGCGCCTGGATCAAGTGTTGAGATGCTGTTTGATCCTGACCTTAATACCATCTTGCCAATGAAAACATATGAATCCCCAGAAAACATTAGCCAGGGCGGAACGCAAGCTAATAGGCTCTATCTCTACGGCAAGGCCACAACAGTTGACCAATCTAACAGCGTTATCACCCCGTACGTTAAGAGTGGTCAAGTTATCCGGTACACCTTTGACTATGTTCAAGGGGTTTGGGACACACACGGGAAAATTGTTGAAGCCTCTAAGGCAGATACCGCGCCAGAAAGCGTGGAGGATGCCGTCTTGTCTGCCAGCTCTTTCTGGGCAGAGAATGGCCAAAGCATCGAGTCATACGAATTCTCTCACTCAAATAACGCTTCAGCCGGCAGGCTTACCGTTGGGTCGATTATTCCATACCTTTGGAGTGAGGTCGGAATCGTTGAGCCTCTTGTGGTAAAGAGCCAGACCGTTACCATTATTGGCGGGGAAATCTACTACAGCGTGCAACTTGCAGGGGAGCCAGCGTTCCAAAAGAACGCCATTATCCTTGTGCAAAAAGAATATCTCACAGAAAATCTTGGCACCGGCAAAATTAAATTTATGGCCCCGACTAAACTTCGTAACCTGGTTGTTCAAACAGTAGATAACGACGGAAAAATAACAACTATAGATCAAAATGTTCAGCTTTCATGGTCTATTGACACTACAAACCCAAGCAACAAAAGCATTACGGGCTACGAGATTGAGCGGCGAAGGCAAGAGCTAAAAAAGACCTCTTTTAGCAAAACGAACATGAAAGCTGGTGTCACTGTTCTGACGCGAACTCCCGCTGTGGCTGGTGGAATTTCTGTTGTTTCATTGACGTTTGCTAGCTCAACGGGTATTGACGTTGGTGCATATATTCAAATTAAAGGTGGGCAAATTGGCAAGCAAACAACAAAAGGCCCTAAGAACCCCTCATTGGCCGGATCACACGAAGTAATCAGCGTAACAAACTCTGGCAAGACTATTAAATTTAACCAATATGCTTCGGCAACTCATGGCATTACAGAACTTAAAGCAAAGCAAACAAAGGATATTCCGTCTATAGTTGTCTCCTGGTACGAGAACGTGGCCAAAACCGCTGAAGCTTGGGCACCGCTTGTTACAACAAGGTCGCAGACTTATACTGATGACGGCGACACCAACACGGCACAGGTTAAAGGCCCTGGCCTTGGCATTAACTACCGATATCAGTATCGCGTAAGGGCCGTTTCCTCAGACATAACTACTGGCGTTAAGCTTTCTGGTCCTTGGTCGTATGTTCCACCTGGATACATTAACGCCTCAGCGCAGTCCGGATGGATCTATATTACCGACAGCCTCATGCTTTCGGGTGTCGTTGAGCCAATAATTGGAGATCAATAATGTTTGACAAGATTTCTAGCGGCAAGATTTACGGGAATACTGGGAATCAATTTTCTGCTATTGAGATTGACGGAGACGGCGTTCTTATTAGGAATGCTGCCGACGAGATAGACTCGTCTGGAAATCTTGTGTCGGCTGGCAGCGACGAGGTGCTTTCCGCTAGCCGATCTACCGGTACTACAATTAATGCCAGCTACATAAAAACAGGCGTGATTGACGCCAACCTTATGCGCGCCGGCCTTATCCAGACCGTCCCTTCCTGGAACACCAAGTGGTATGGGGCCCCAGAAGACCATGCCGCAGTGCAGATGGGCTTTACCGGCGGCTCAATTGCGGCAACTGCCGTCTCAACCGGCACTGGCACCGTTAGCCTTACGCTCCCTGGCGGGCATGGCCTAATCACCGGCGACTACGTCCGGGTATCCGGCCTGTACTTCACTACCGGCACCCTGCTAGGCGGCGTTGGCCTTAACCTACCGACCAATGGCCCACTTGACTACGCCGCAGCAACAGTCGCCACAAACACCCTGACCTACAGCAAGGCCGACATCACCAGCGGCCTCACTGCCTCTACCGCCTCCATTGTCTATGTTGGCAAGGCGCACACAATCACTGGCGTTGTTCGCTCCTTTGACGAGCCTGAGAACCCAGCAGAGCTTAGCACTGTGGTCGTGACTACGAGCGCGGCACATGGCTTTTCCGTAGGAGAATATGTCGAGCTAGTAAATGTCGCCCCGACCATCGACGGCGTGGCATACATTACCGCAGTCACCAGCACCACCTTTACCTTTAAGCAGCGCTTTGGTGCGGACATTGAGCTTGACCTTGCGGAAGTTGACCCGGTGCTTCCGGACCTTGGCGCCCCAGTGGCCATCAAGGTGCTGAAGTCCTACACCCAGAATGCCGACGGCTCTATTCACATTACCTCCGGCACGGTTGACTCCACGCTCATCGTCGGCGAGATTGCAGCCACAGAAATTACAATTGGCTCCGGAGAAGGAGTTGTGCGCGTTGGCAGCTACCCAGATGCTATCACCCCAACCTTCCAGGGAATTTGGGCAGGAAGTGCCAATCCGTCTACGGCTGAGTTCTCAGCCAATACATCCGGAGCCGTAACAGCAAGCAACCTCACGGTCACTGGTGGCAGCATCACCATTGGAGATTTTAGTCTTAGCACGGGCGGCCAACTGACTGATGACCTGGTGCTGCAGCAAACACGAATTACCAACGATAGCGGCGTAACCATTATTGACACGGATAGCGATGGGGAGAAATCAACGCTATTTGGCGGCGCTGCTTTAAGGGAAATACAAGCTGGCGTAGCAAATGGCTCATTTGCAGAACCTCCGCCAAGCCCGTATGCAAACGTTGGCGGCGCAAACAAGCTGCCGTATTGGACATTCACCGACGTGAATAGTGCTGGCGCAATTACCGCCGCGATTGTTGCGGATGCTGGAGCAGCGTCTGGAAATGTGCTGCGATTCACGGTCGCTAGTGGCACGCTGACTGGTAAGAGCGCAACGCTGACGCGCTATGTGCCTGTCGCATCATCTGCATCTCGCTCCTTCTCGTTTTACGCTGAGGCAACCTTTGACAACGCCACCAACAGCACCCAAGCCAATGCCAAACTAACTTGCGAGTTCTACAAGTCAGACGGAGTGACAGCAACAGGCACTCCCTTCGAGTCTCTCCTATACGGATTTAATCTGCTGCAAACACCGACAGGAATTACTGCTCCAGATTTGTGGGAGACCAGCCCTGACCTTACAGATAGCACCGCCCCTGCCGATGCTGCATATCTGAAGGTCACTATCACTATTGCCACGGTTGCAACGCAGTCCGCGAATCGCGTTGTGGACTTGACAGAAGTTCGCGTTGGCAACGGCTTGCCGGAGTTGATCTTGACCGACAAGAGCACACCAACAAACTTGCCTGCTTACATCATCAACGACAACAACGAACTCTCAATGTACAACGGCAGCCAAAGCGGATATGTCATTGTTGGAGACGAGACGCTTGTGGCTGGGGCTATCAGCGCGACGGTCACAAGCCTAGAAGACGTAATTATTGAGGGTTATGTTGCAACTTCAATCAATTCTGTAATTGGACCAGTCAACATTACTGCCGCAACAGCAGTCGACATTACTGCGCCAAGCGGTGTTGACGTCAGCAACAACCTAAACGTTGATGGAACAATCGGCGTTCTTGGCAGCATCAACATCGGCGTATCAGACACGAGCACCGTCGGCGACATCACCTTCAAGGGCGGCAACGGCGGCTCCATCCGAGCGTTCAGCGCCTCAGCGGGCAACGATAGCCTCGGCATCTACAACACCGCCGGAACAGACTTCACCAACCTTGTCGCCGAAAGTTTTTTCCCAGGCGGGCAGGGATCATTCCGACTCACGCATGACGGCAACTTCGACTTCAACGATACGGTCGACGTGACGGGAAGTATCACCGCTTCGTCCAGCATCGTCGGCTCAAGCTTCCAATCAACAGGTTCCTTGACGGCTCTGAACGCTTCAGGCGGTGGCGATATTACATTAACTGGAGCAGACACGAGCGTACCCATCAGCGGCAACGGCGAGCTGTTGGCGATTGCGAACACCACTACCGCAACAACGAACAGCGCACGATGGGTGCTGACCAGCGGCAGCACATACGCGCTGCGCCGCGACTCATCAACTCGCCGCGTAAAAACAAATATTGTTCAGGCTGATTCAGCAGTGCTGGCGGCAGCTAAAAACCTGCGAGCGGTTCACTACGAAGCACTTGAAAAGGACAATGAGGGGAATGTGGTTCCGAGTGGCAAGCACACGCTTGGACTCATCGCCGAAGAAATCGCTGAGGCTGGGCTTGGCTGCGCCGTTACATATGATGGGGAAGGATTGCCGGACGGATACGACGAGCGCGTCATTATCGCGGCCCTCCTACACCGGCTCAATGACCTTGAAGCGCGCCTCGCAGAACTCGAAGGCAATGCCTAACCTTGCCCTATTCCGTATGATGTGCTAGCCGAGAGGCACATATATGAAAGGGGTACCCCATGAAATTTAAGGTTAAGTCCCAGCTTGATCACGAGGAAAAAGGTGGGATTCTCGACGATTGCGGCCCGTCTTCTATGGCTGCAGCAGTGTCTTGGGCGTTTAAGTACGCTCCGGGCAAAGATTTTTCCGCCGCAGACGGCATTGCCGCCAAGGCAAAGGCTACCGGCTTTGTTGAAAAGCAAGGCGTTAGCGATAACGGCTCAACGCTTGCGGACCTTATTAAGACCGCACGGGTTCTTGGTGCCGAAGCCCGCTGGGCAACGGACTGGAACGACGTCATCAACTCCGCCAAGGCCGGTGCGGCTCTAGGCGTGTGGGTTGAGCAGCCTGCCGGCTATCCTAAGGGCCTAGAAGTTTCCGCGTGGCATGCCAAGTGGCAGCGCTGGTGGTGGGTCAAGCAGAAGCAACCTACTCGAACGTACGGCCACATGACTGCGGCTGTCTACGACCCAATCGATGGCTGGCAGTGGGCGTGCCCAACGCGCTCCGGCAAGGGTGCCGAGCAGTTTGGCGTCAAGATTGATGAGGCAACCCTCAAGATCCTTGCCGACTCAAAGCGCGTAAGCAAAAAGCACGTTGCACCACCGCATAAGCATGTTATTATCATTTCAGCACCAAAGGGTTGGGTCGCGCCTAAGCCTGCGGCAGCTCCTGTAGCCCCAGCGGCACCAGTAGCACCAGCGCCCGTAACGGCGCCCGTCAGTCCGGCAAAGTGCCCGACTTGCGGTAAGTAATAGAAGGAGTACACATGAGCGCCATTAAGAACGCAGTTCTATGGATCATGGCTAACACGGGTATCGACGAGATGCTCCTGGAGGCCGCACGCGCCTTTATCGCAACGTCGATTGCCGTTGCGCTTGGTCTTGGCATCCCGCTGCTTGATATTTCAGGCGGGGATTTCCGAACCGTAGTATCGGCTGGTCTGGCCGCCTGCTTGCAGGTTGTCGTCCGCGCCCTGAACCCTGAAGATGCCAAGTTTGGCGTTGGCAAGGCAAAGGTCGCCCGAGCTGATGAGAAGGCTGCTGCCGAGAGCACGGCTCACATTACCGGTAGCGCAATTGACACTGACGGAGATGGAATCGCAGACGAGCTTGCTGGCAGCCTTGCCGGTGAGAACTTTGAGGATGACAGCCGCCAGGGATAATCGTTATAGGGTAAAATAAAAGAGGAGGGGCCCCGTGAGGCCCCTCCTCTTTTTATTTGCTAGAAATTACTTAGTCGTCTTCGCGCCAGCGAAGCGGTCCGGTAACAAGCCATGCGCCGGAAAGGGCAAGCAGGATCGAGCCCACTACGTCGCGGGTCTCGCCCTCTGGAAGCACTGCCCAAGCAATGGCCAAGCCAAAGATTGTCCAGCCGCCAGCGATCACATCGTTGATTGCGTTTTTAAGCATGTTTAGTTTCTCCCTCTTTTTCCATTAGAAGACGAGCCACTTGCGCCGCCTCCACCTGAACTACCCGCGCTTGCGGCCGCCGCAGCTGCGGCTGCAGCTTGGGCTACTTGTGTCACCACGACAGCTGCAACCACGACTGGCGCAGCCTTCTCCCTCTCCTCTGAGCTGAGATCCTTGCCGAGATTGGTAACCGCAGTGACGGCTTTACCGACGTTTTCTACAGTATCACCGATAGTGCTGGCAATAGCTTCCGCAGCTTCTCCGATTGCCTCGCTTACTGCCTCTACTGCAGCGCCCGGATCAATTGGTCCAGGTGTGTCAGTAGGTACAGGGCTGGGATCAACAGAAGGGGCAGGAGAGTCCGTAGGGGTGGCCGTCGGTTCGGGTGTTGGCTCGGGTGTTGGTTCATTGGTTACCTCCGGGCTAGGGCTGGGACGCGGGGTCGGGGACGGCGTCACAGAAGGCTCTGGCGTGGGTGTAGGAGCCACGCTAGGGCTTGGTGTTGGTGGTTCTGGTGTCGGCGTAGGGGTTGGCGTAGGCGTTGGCTCTGGGGTCGGCGTTGGGGTTGGCTCAGGTGTAGGGCTCGGGCTTGGCGGTGGCGGGGCCGGAACAAACACGGAAACCGTTGTTGAGATGGGGGAATAAATGCCTAGCGTGTCGTTGTCAGCCCTGATCCAAAATGTGTAGGTTTGATCAGTGCCGCCGGTAATGGCAAAGACGTTGCTGCTAATGCCCATATTGGTTTCGCTGGAAGCGGCAGCCCAGCCCGCAAGGTCCCCGGTGGTCCAGAACACTCCGTACCGCTCAATGTCGGTGCCGCTTGCTTCTGGAGCATTCCACGTCAGATAAACATTCCCATCGGTGTAAACGGTCACCATAAGACCGGTTGGCGCGTTCAAATACGGGTCAGGTACCGGGGTAGGGGTTGGCTCCGGAGTCGGGGTTGGCGTTGGCTCCGGAGTTGGCGTTGGTGTGGGGGTGGGGGTGGGCTGCGGGGTTGGCGTCCATGTTGCTGATGGTGTTCCCGGCGCAAGCTCGGCTGCAAAGTTGCTGATTAGGTAGTAGTGGTTGCCACCAAAACGGTCGGCCGCTGGGTCGCCGCAGCAGACGCCAGCACGGACTCGATACTCGCCAGCGGGCAGGGAGATGCGAATTGTTGAAGCAAGAGAGTAGCCGCCAGTGTGCTCGGTAAACGAGTCATCGTTGGCAGTAAGGAGCGTTCCAGTGCCGTCATAAAGCCAGAGCATTGAGTCAACTGTTCCGGGGCACCAGGGTGCAGTGGTGTCGTCGCACAAGTCGGTCCACAGGTGAAGCTCGCCCTGCTCTGGAAGATTAATCCAGAAATCTTGCGTTCGGTCGACATAGTTGTTTTGACTTCCAGATGCCGGGCCGGCAACCAGGCCATATGCAAGCGTCGCCAAGATAAGCCACAAAGTGGCGATGGTGGTCATTAGCTTAGTGTTCATTTTGCCTGCCCTGACATCCAGGCCATAAGGCCGCTAATGCCGGTTAGCCCAAGAATGCCAAGGACAAACTTGGCAAGTCGATATGCGCCACGAGTCTCTGCCATTTCAACGCGCATAGCAGTGATCTCTTCTTCAATTTTTTCAAGACGCTGGAGAATTTGTTGGGATTGGTTGGCAGTCACATCTGTACCTCAAACATTTAGCGCAAGCAGGGGTTGACGTACACAATATACATAATGAAAACGTAACGAACAACAAATAAAAAGTCTGCCGGCAAAAACCGACAGACTCTTTAATACAAAACGATGAACTAATTAATCGCTGATGCTGTTAAAGCTCACCGTTGTTGTTGGATGAACATGTTCTTCTGGCTTTGGAAGAGCTGCGACTTGCTTCTGCAGCTGCTCGATCTGCGCGCGCAAGATATCGTTTTCTAGCGTGAGCGCGCCAATCTTGTAAATCAACTGCTCGGTTGTGATTCGCTGGTCCATAATTACTCCTTTACTATTCTGGCTTTGCATACACTGTGTTGCAACCGCCGCACTCTGCTTCGTTTTCAGAAATAGGAAAACTGATTCCAGCAAGTTCGCAGCCATCCGTAGAGCAATTTACGTACCAGAAATTGATCTCAACAGCTTCACTCATATTCTCTCCTTAGGCGCTCATGTTGCCCATATAGACTACCGAGCATCCAGAAATCCTTGATCCACCAATGGTCTTGGATGACGATGAGGCGGATACCCGGAAAATCAATGCGTCTGCTGCGGTTAGGTACTGAATTGTAGAGATTGCTGGGGTGTCGTTGTTAGTGTTTGCCTGTGCCTGGGTTTCATTCCTTGCAACCACGGTTCCGTTTACCAAGACATATAGCCTGAATGCAAAACCAGTACCAAGACCGCCGCCGCTGGCCAGATGGCAGGTGATGCTGTACCAGCCGGTCAATGGGATGGTAATTGTTGACCCAGAGGACCAGTATGCATAGAGGGCAGTGTTCTTTACGGCGCTAGACCAGGTAATTGCCGTTGCAGATGCGTCAGTAGATGTGTTTACGGTTAGAGTTGTTGTTCTCTGAAGGGTAATTCCATGAACCAAATCGGTTGTGACCCCGTCTCCAGTAATTGCGCCAGCAACCGTTAGGTCGTCCGTTGTTGCCGGGAGCACAAGGTCGCTAAGAATTCTTACCATGGGGGTATCTTACCCTAGAACGACGACTCGGTATGTCCCGGCCAGGCTGATTGTGACGGTCAGGGTGTTTGTGGTTGCTGTTACCACGTCACAGAGCACCGCAGCATCGCCAGAATCGTACACGGAAACAACCACTGCCTTCGTCCCAAGGCTGTGGGTGACCGTCTTGGCCTCTCCGGCCGTCCAGGTAGCGCTGGTGTTATAGCGGAGTGCTCCACCGTAGGTTGAGGCAATAGCAGTGCCCTGCCAGGTGCCAGCAGAGATTGTGCCGACGGTTGTAATGCTGTCATCGCCGCTGTATGTTCCGCCAGCTACTGCGGCCAGGGTTGCGTTGTATGCCTGAACGTCCGTGCCAATCGCAAGTCCAAGGGCCGTGCGGGCATCGCCAGCGCTGGTCGAACCAGTACCACCGTTTGCAATAGCAATCGCGGTGCCGTTCCACACGCCGGTGGCGATTGTGCCAACCGAGGTCAGGCTTGATCCGGTGACTCCGCTGCCAAGGGTTGTTGCATTGAGGACGCTTGTTCCAGCAATCTTGTAGGCCTTGCCAGTAAGAAGGTTAAAGTCTTCTGACGAGGTCCATGCGTCTGTTGCGTCAACCCAGTTAAGCGTCTTGTCGGTGGTGCCTTTAAGAGTAATACCGCCGCCATCAGCGGTTGCGTCACTTGGCGTGGCTACCGATCCAAGCTCAATGTTCTTGTCGTCTACCGTGAGGGTAGTTGAGTTGATGGTGGTGGTTGTTCCGTTGACCGTCAGGTCACCAGAAAGCACAAGGCTTGTACCAGTTGCTGCGCCAATGTTTGGCGTGACAAGGGTTGGCGTGTTCGCGAATACAAGTGCGCCACTGCCTGTCTCGTCAGAGATAACGCCAGCAAGTTCTGAGGATGACGTTGCGGCAAAAGCGCTAAGCTTGTTTCCAGTAAGCGCAACCGTGCCAGAAGCATCTGGAAGGTTAATTGACCTGTCGGCAGTTGGATCAACAACATTAAGGAACGTTTCGAAGTCGTTAGCCGTTGTTCCTTCGAAATAAATTCCGTGCGTTTCTGGAAGGTAGATACCGTGAATTGTCGGCGTCTGCCCTGTGGCAGTGATGGTTGCGCCGTTAAGTGTTGGCGTATTGGCAAAGACTAGGGCGCCGCTTCCGGTTTCTCCCGTTACAGCGCTGGCAAGATTTGCAGACGATGGGGTTGCAAGGAAATCTGCAACACCAGTTCCCAGGCCAGAGACGCCCGTGCTGATCGGAAGGCCGCTTGCATTTGTAAGGGTGGCGCTTGATGGCGTCCCAAGTGCGGGAGTAACAAGCGTTGGGCTGTTGGCAAACACCAGAGCGCCTGTGCCGGTCTCGTCAGAGATAACGCCAGCAAGCTCGGCAGAAGAGGTTGCCGCAAAATCACCTAGCTTGTTTGAGGTGCTTGCCTTGCTTGCGGCCAGGTCGTAAGCAGACTTGACGGACGCTGGGACAGCGGCCGTAGTCGTTGAGGTGCTGGAGGTGGAGTTTTCAAGCTGTACGGCACCCTTTTGGCTGGTCGTGCCGTCCTGGATAGTAATGTTTGGCGTATTGCCGCCGGAAGAGGCGAGCGGGCTGGAGGCGGTTACAGAGGTAACGGTGCCACCGCCAGTTGCAAGCGTGACCCACGCAGCTCCGTCATAAACCTTGATGGCGTCAGAGACGGTGTTGTAATAAATCTGACCCTGAACTGGCGATGCCGGGTCGGTGGCAAGGTTCTGTAGCGTGGCGTTCTGCAGCTCATTTTTCTGAAGGTCAAGATTGGTTAAGAACTTCATGCTTCCCCCTTAGTTTAGGTATGCCTTACCGCCAAAGGCGGCAACGAACGTAAGCCGCAGGCTGTTGCTGTCAAGATACTCAATGTTGCCGTAAACGACACTACCAGCTGAATCTACAACCATGACAGACGGAAAACAATTCAAATTGTGCGTAACGCTCCAGGTAGACGAGGCAGTGTTTTGGCTGTGCGTATAGGTGGTGTGAGAAGCTCCGGTTCCCTGCGGACCTTGCGGTCCGGTTGCGCCCTGTGCGCCCTGTGGGCCCTGCGGGCCCTGTGGGCCGTCTGATCCAACAAAGCCATCATCGCCTTTTGGTCCCTGCAGCCCAAGGGTTCCTACCGTGACGCTATTGGTTGTCTGGTTGGCCGTAATTGAATTTGTTGACGGAGATACGGTAACAGTATTATCTGTAGCCGCTGTAATCGTTAAATTTATGTCTACTACGTCGACGTCTGGGCTCATCTCGTTACTTCTCCGGTGACAATAAAGTCTCCGGAGATAAGCCTGACAACGACACCGGCTCCAGAGATAAGCTCAAGATCGTAAACGTAATTGCCTGCCGGTACCGAGGCAAGCGTCGCGGCAGAGATGGCAATCGCAACCGTTCCAGCAGCCCCACCAAGCGTGATGCCAGAGGCATTAGTCAGCGACAAATACGGAGTTTCAGAGCCAAGGGTCTTCCGCACCTGCATCCTGGCGGTATAGCCAGTAATGTTAATCAGCACGTTTGAGCTGTCCCTATAGGTCAGCGTAGCGTTGTAGTTTGCTCCCTGTTCAGCGGTGATGTCGTACACAGAACTTGCCATGGTATATCCTATTGTTACACGATAACCGGATTAGCCGGTAAGGCCAGACCGCAGCCTTTTGAGGTTTTCAACTGCATTTTCGAACGCCTTGACCTGGTTGTCAATAGCTTCCAGCAATTTCTTATTGGCAACCTGCACCCCAAGCATGGCCGTTGCCTCTTCTTGCTCCATTTGCATGAGGCGGGCACGGATCTTGTTATATGCTTTACTGCGTCTTGGCACGCCTGAGGAGGCGTAGCACCGCATTGTCTCTGCGGTTAGGCCAAATACCGGCCCAGCAGCCGCGCAGGCGTCCTTAATAGACTTAAATTGCGGGTAGTCGCGTGCCAGCATACGCTGTAGGTCCCCGCCGTCAATCGGAACTCGATGCATAGCCACCTCAATAATAGTCGGAACAGGAGGCAAAATAGCCACATTCACAAATAAGCTTGCACTTAAACTCTTGCATTCTTGCTCCACAGTTGGCGCATTGCAGCACTACAAGCTCAGAAGCCGTGTCGCAAGGATAGCAAAGTTCGGGCTCCGCTGCATGGTTTTGACAGCGTTTAAACGTAGTTTTACATAGCCTGCATGTACGTTCATTAGAAATCTCGCAGGTGTCGCAGATACTGATCATGCAGATTTCCTTTGGTATACTACAACTATGGCAAAGCGTGGGCGCGTTGGCGCTGAACAACTGGGCGTACTTCGAGAAAAGATTAAAGGCCTGCACCTGCAGGGGGTTCCGATGCCGGAAATCGCCACTGCCGTAGACCTTTCGCCCGAAACTGTCCGGAAACATATCTATGCTATCAGAAAACAATGGTCTGAGGAAGGTCCGGACGCTGCTTCTAGCCGGATTGAGCTAATCCAGCGGGCAAACCTTATTGGCAAAATGGCCGCCGGAGGAGCCGCCCGCGCCCGTGGCTCAAAGGAGGAGGCAACTTTCCTTAAGCTGCAGCTTGAAGTGGTTGATCGACTTGCCAAACTTACGGGTGCCTATGCCCCAGAAACATCTTCCAGGCCAGGGCAGACAAACGTGGCCATTCAGATCAACACCGTTCACGAGATTGACAACCTTCCCCCAGCAGAGCTTGCAAAAAGGCTGCAAATGTGGGCAAGCGAAGTTACGGACAGCCTCAAGATAATTGAAGGGACGGCCACAGAAGATGACAGCGACGGTCAATAACAACTACCGGGAGTGGCTTAGGGTCAAAGCCCAAACTTCCGACGCTGCCTTTGCTGAGTATGTTAGCGGGCTGGTCTTTCCAAGGCATCTGCGCGAGATGGAGCAGTTTCTTGACGAGAACGAGCGCGGACTGGTGCTCATGCCCCGTGGCCACGCTAAGACTACGCAGTTGATTCATCGCGCCGCCCGCATGGTTGGCGTAACAAAGGGCAAGGTGCGCATTGGCGTTCTTACCGCAGTCATGTCTGACGCCCTGGCACGATCTAGGGCAATTAAGGTCATCATTGAGTCCCCGTACTTTGCCGAAGTTTTTCCCTGGGCGCAAGAAGGCGTTATTGGCTCCAAGTGGACCGACGAAGTGTGGACAGTGAAGGGGGCAAACCTGGGCAAGGACTCAACGTGCTTTGCCGACGGACTTGGCTCTATTAAGCCCGGAGCTCGACTTGACATTCTTTTTGCGGACGACATGGTGGGCATGAAGGAAAACGCTACTGCTGTTCAGCGCCAGAAGGCAAGTGAAACGTATTGGCAGGTTGTCGACCCCATGCTTGTGCCCAAGGCAAAGCGTTGGTACATCGGCACGCGCTGGCACGAAGATGACTTTTACGCCGAGCTTATTAAGAAGAACGTGCCGCACTATCAGCGACGAGCGCTCGAGGAAGACGCTGTTCTCTGGCCGGAAATGTACACCGTTGCCGACATGGAGCAAAAGAAGATGGAGCTTGGCACGCCAATCTTTATGTTGCAGTTCCAAAACGATGTTACCTCAATGGGCGGCAACATCTTTAGGTATGAAAACTTTCAGCGTGTCGACAAGGTCCCAGAAGGATCACGCCGCCTAGGCGTAGACCTTGCATCCTCAGCCTCCCAGAGAAGCGACTACACCGCTGCTGTGGAGATTGTGGTAGACGACCAGCACAACATTTACATCATCGGCAGCTGGAAGTCTCGGTTGCAGGAAGGGCACAGGGCTTGGTTGACCGGCATTGACGGCCAGGGAAACCTTGACTACGACTCTGGGCCCCGCGCACTATGGCCACAACGACTCGTTGGCCTCAAGGGGCTTGACCCGGAGCTCGACGATGCTCGCTTCTTTGAGTCGGTCAACATTGAGGCCGTTCAACATCAGAGTACGTTCGTTCGAGAGATCTTGTCCACCACAACCCTGCCGGCAAGGCCGATTCGCCCGGACCGAGATAAGGTCACGCGCTCCAGGGCTCTTGCGGCAAGGTATGAGGCCGGTAAGGTCTTCCACGTAAACAACGCCCCTGGCATTGATGACCTTGAGATGCAGCTGCTTGCATTCCCAAACGGGTCACACGACGACGTTGTTGATGCGCTAGTGTACGCAGCCGATCTTGGCGGAGACGGCTTTTACTTCACTGCAGCTAAGCGCTACTAGCACATCCACCAATCATCCGTGCAAAGATCCGGGGCAAACTCATCCCCTGAGAACATTTGCAGCAAAGCCTTGGTGGTCTTGAGCCTCTGGGCAATGGTCATGCTGCTAGAAGTCGCCTCCATCACCATATTCAATGCCTCTTCGGTAGTGACACCGTTTTCTGCTGCGTAGGCTGCAATTGCCCCCGACACATACGGAGCTGAGAACGACGTTCCGCTTACCAACCTCTCGTCGGTTGGGCCCATGGCCAATACGTTGGCGCCCGGGGCATACAGCCAGACGCAATCTCCGTAGTTTGACTTAGTCCACGGAAGATCCAGCCACGTGCTTGCGGCTACCGCAACCATCAGTCCGTCGCCACAGCCCATTCGGGATGGTGAATACTTAGCAGCGTTTGCTCCATAGTTGCCGGCGGCAATGATTACTGGAATCCCAAGGTCGCTAATGGCCTCTACGGCCTTGTCTACTGCCTTGTCAGCCTTTCCGCCAAAACTAATATTTACAACAGAGGTGTCTGGGCTTGCATTAGTTGCAATCCACTTAAGTCCAGCCAGGATTGCCGCCCTCGTGCCACCTCCACTGCAATTAAGCACACGCACGGGAACAATGGTTGCAGCCTCGGCTACGCCATAGCCGGCTCCGGCAATAAGAGACGCCACAGAAGTTCCGTGGCCCTTAGCGCAATCAAGGGTGTTCTTGCCAAAGCTATGAAAGCCAGGGGCAAGGTTTTCAATAAGCCCGTTGTCGGCAATACCAGTATCTACAACGTATACCGTGATTCCAGCACCCTTACCGGCACCGCTCCAGACAAAACCGTCACGAACGTAGCCGCCACGCCAAAAATTATCTGGCTCAAGGATGCGGTCTCGGGCCCAGTCGTCTTCTGCTTGCGCAAAATACTCTGGGGCCGGAGAGCAGGGGACAATAATGAGCGCTAGCGCAATAATGAAGTTAAGCATTGGTTACGCCTCGATCTGTTCGGCGTTTTCCCCTAAGCTTGCATACACCGGCATGCCCGGCTGAAAGTACGCACCTTCAACATTAAACGAGATGTACTCGTCAGCCTCAAGATACGGGTCAGAGTCTTCTGCCTGATCCTGATCGATGCTCTGCTCCTGCTCAATAATCTCTTGAGCCATCTTCTTGACCATCTTATCTCGGTCATAAATTGCTACCGTAAGCTGTCCGTCAGATCCATGAAAGATGTTTCCGTGTCCAATAAGGCAATCGTCCCATCCGTCGGCGTACAAAACGCCTTCGATCTTTTCAGTTACTGAGGCCATTTTCAACTCCTAAATACAAAGACCTGCCTTTTCTTGCAGGAAATACAGTACGTTGAAGCATGTAGCTCTGACAACGTATTGGACCTGACTGAATCCTTAGCCTCAATCCTGCCACAGCGGGAACAAATCCATCCCCCGCTGATCGTTTTCTTATCTACAACAACGAGCTTGTACTGCCAAGACTTGCGCTTTGGGTCTACGTTCTGCTGGTGATCAATAACATGACCAGCAGTCCTGAGCTCTGCAATCAGAGCACCAAATCGCTCCCCCTCAGGAAGCTCGTTCTGAACCAGCTTGGCATCAACCCAGCTGTTTTGATAGCGCTGCAAAATGGCCAGAACTGCTTTCGCGTTCTTGCTAATCACTTTGCACGAACCATCTTATTAATAAAGGTGTGGTTCGCCCAAGCGTATACAAAAAGCTGAAGGTCCTCCACATCACTGCCGTTGTAGGTCGTTGCAACGCGGTCGTTTGGGACGTGCATTGACACGTGGGCTCGAATCTTCTGCGTCTTGCGATCCCTGGCGATAAAGCAAAACCCTTCGTAGTCGGCGTCCTTGCCGCCAAGAACCGGCGCAAGCTTCTTGGAAACCGTAGTCAAGTACTCTGCCAGCTCGTCGGAAAGGTCAAGCATGATTGCGCGCTCGGCCAAGGGGCTAGGAGTACTCTTTGGCTTTGGCATCTTGCTGCTCATTCGGCACCCCCTACCAGCTTATTGACCAATTGTTCCGCATGCTCTGCGGCAGTATCCGTCTGATTTGAAAGGCCTTGGCCGAGCACAACTCGTTGCACCCGGTCAATTACTGCCCAGAATACCACGCTATGCTCTCGGTCGTTTTCTAGGACGATCCAGAGGTCATCCCTATTCACCTTTGGCCTCCTGCTTTGGCGGGTATTGGGTAAACTCAACAAGTGGGCAGCCGCTGTCCCAGCAGAATCCGCCCTCTTCAATTGTTGCTCCGGCGCAGTTTAGGCACATCATATCTACAGCCTTTTGCATCCTGGTGACCATCTTGCTTTCTGCAAGAACGACACGCTTTGCTCTCGTTGGGCTTTCGGTAATTGCTAACTTCTGCAGAAGCTCACTGCTATCTTTGCCGCTCTTTAGGCAATAGAAGTCAACAAACCTGGAAATGAACTGAGGCACAATCCTGCGGTGCCCGTAGACGTAAGCTGCGATTGTCCGGTGACTGTACCCGCCCATCTCTTCAGCTAGCTTCTTGGCCGCTTCGCCTCGATTAAAGCCCGGGTACATCTTTTCAAGTTCGTCTTCGAGCTGACGGTACGTCATCACCACAGACTCGCGCAACGACACTAACGGTCCTCCGCAAGCAAGCTTTCTTCAAGTGGCCTGCCCCAGAGCCCGCGCCGGAGCGCAACGGCAATCAAGGCGTAGTTTGCAATGTCGAGCAGGGTATCCTCAAGCGACTCCTCGGTGCTGTAGTCCATGTCGCTAAGAACAACCTTCCCGTCAATCACCCTGCCATTCATAAACTTCAGGGCGCGAGAAACCTTGTCGAAGGAGATGCGGCCAATCACGCCGTACAGCCCCAGGTGCTGAATGTTTGCGTCTCCGTACCGGCGCTGCTTCTCAACCAAGAGAGAGAACGCCTCTGAGTAGATCCTTTGAAACTCGGACTCAAACGATCCCTCTACAAAAAGATCTGGGATTGCGGTGAGCTGGTGGTCCTTTGTGTCGCTCAAGTTACCTCCTTGCGTTTAGTGCTCGCTTGATTCCAGTCTCAAGATCGACTTTCGGTGTGTATACCTTTAGCATAGAGGAAATGTCTGCTACGCGCCAGTTTACGCCCTCTGGCTTGTCTGTTAGAAACTGAAACTTCGGGAAGTACCCTTCCGCCTTGGCAACCATTTCTCCCAGCTCGCGGAAGCTTGTACCGTGTCCGGTGCCAATGTTGAGCGGCCCACGGTAGTCTTGCTTCACTGCCGCGTCAACGCAGCCAACGACATCGCTAATGTGCACAAAGTCCCTGGTCTGGGTTCCGTCGCCCCAAATAACAAATGGGTTTTCTCGATTACGTCCCCGCTCGATGAACGATGGGAACGGATAGTCTAGGGCCTGGTCTTCTCCGTACCCGGAGAATGGGCGGAACACGTGCGTGCGCACACCCTCTGCCTCGGCAAATTGCGCAAGGTACTCTCCCGTAAGCTTTGACCAGCCGTAGGTAAGGTCTGGGTTGCGGATATTACTAAGGTTAATGTCTGCCTCTGTAAGCTTCTTGTGTGACTGCTTGGTCTGCAGCTCGATTGGATATGCTGCCGAAGAAGAGAAGTAAACGACTCTTGGTTGCCTGGTGCGGATAGCCCACTGCCACATTTCCGCGTCGATAGAGAGGTCAACGGCCACAGAGAGGGGGTTCCCTTCAATCTTTGCCCGGCCACCGACTACGGCCGCTAAATGAATTACCAGGTCAAACTTCGTGTGATTTGCCAGGGAGAAGAATTTACGCACGTCCATTGAGTCAACGATGTCAACGCCAAGAATCGTGTGCCCCTGGCTTTCGTAAAACTTCTGAAAGTGCCGACCGACAAACCCTCGGTGCCCAGTAATTAAAATGTTCACTAGTAAGCCTCCAGTAGCTCAAGGTCATATTCAAACTTGCCAATTCCGCCATTCTTAACGGACAGGCTTTCATCTTCCCAGATGACAAAATAATCGTTCTCGTCTAGCGCTGCGCCGACGTGATTTGCAGGATTCTCAAGTTCAACTGGGAACTTCTTGGTAACGCTTGGCGCTGTTACCTTTGTGCCAAAAAAGCTGTCGTGAATCATGCAGCTTTTCTCCACCCTTACCCAAACCCTCCGTGACAAAAACTTTTGGTCGGATAGGTATGGGTCTCTGTCGGTTTCCTCCTGCATAAACATGCCCATCATTGTGGCAAGATTTCGAAGCTTATCTGCGTAGCCGCCCCACATCCCTGCGCTCATCGGCCATTTCTTGTGACCAATCTCGTGATCTTTCATTACATGGAAGTCTAGGCCGCTATCAAGCCATTCTTCGTAGGCTCGGCGCTCTCGGACGGTCAGGCGCGCATCAATATCCCTAATCAGTACAACATCGACTTCTCGGTCGGAAAACGCAAGAAATCTCCAGGCATTCGCAAACCATTGGTTTCCGGCTGGTGCAATCTTAATTTCCACATTGGAAAACTTCTTTAACTCTTCTACGGCCCATGCGGGAACTCCGTGCGCGATATAGATGCGCATTACAAAGTCCGGGTAAATCTTTTTTGCCAGGATTGCGTTAATAAACGCTCCGACAATGTATCGCCTGTTGTTTCCGTAGAGAACAAAGGAGAGAACGTTTTTCACTTGTTAAGGATTTTTTGGAGATCATGAGCAAACCGATCTCGAAGATATCGGTCAAAGGCAACTACGTCCTTGGTATAAATCTCTGGGCTATTGACCTCGATATACCCGGCATCATTCTGTGACTTCCCAGCCAGTGGGTGCAGGTGCTCAATGATGACGTCGCTACGGTAAATGAGGTGGCCAAGATCCTGTCCAAGCGCCTTCCAAAAATTATCCATGTACATATGGATAAGCTCCGGCGGCGCCATGTACCCAATAGCCCGAACGATTGATGCCGACATCATTACGGCGGTAGGAAGATTCTGACCCTGGAAAAGGTCGTTTCCGTATGCCACGCCGTCCCGGTCGCCAATTTCTTTTGCAAGCTCTGTGTCCCAGCCCTTGGTCATGGGCCGGTGATCGTCGCCCATAAATGCAAGGTACTCATAGTCGTTGGCATGCTTGACGGCAAGAAGGTTCAGCGTTCCGCACATTCGCAGGCGCGGGTTCACAGACGCAAGGGCCATCACCTCGTCCGAGTACGGGGAGAAGTCGTCCTCGTCAATTCCGAACAAGATGTCGCAATCTTCAGACGTTTCACGAAATTGCTTTAGCAAAGCGTCGCACGATGCTGGCCGGTGCCTGGTCGGCACGATCAAGAGTGTCTTAGCCATTTTTCACCGCCGATTTCATGGTAATAAGCCACTGGGCCTCTTCTTCATTGAGTCTCACAAAATCCTCCGCTTGAATGTTTTCTGGAAAATGCACCGCGTATGGGTCGGTGTCGTTTGTCCACCTTGGAGAGTACGCCAAGGCAATGTTAAACGACGAAGACCATAGATACCAAATTGCCGCAACTTTAGGGCTTGGTGGCGGTGTTTTGCTCATGGCAGGACTATAACACACCATGAGTAGATTTTCACAGGATTGCGCTTGTAACCAAGTCGCCACTATCTTGTGTTACTGCCCCTTTATCCGGGGAGTGGCGCCCCCTGGGCGCCTGGAAGAAAGGAGGCATTATGGCAGGCAAAACGAACACAAAGCTTACGCTTAAGGCAACCCCAAAGCCGGCGCACCTGACTGGCATAGCTTGCTATACATGTTCCAATAACATTATGTCAAATGAGATAAGCACCTGGAAGCACATCTGGTTCCCAGAAGGCGCAGCTAGGCGCTCAGTATTTCGACAGTATCACAAGAAGTGTGGCCCAACAATTTCCGCAGACGCAGGTAAAAAGAAATGATCGACCTGCTCGCCCCGTTCCCCGAAGATGAGAACACTGAGGAAGAGTGCGGTGATTTATGCGGGGCTGCGCTTGCTGAGCGGGTATGTGACGCATGCGATGAAACATTCGTTGCATGCTATGACCACGAAACCTATGTGATGCTTTGCGAGATCTGTCGTGAAGTCTAGAAAAAAGGATCGCAATGAAGAAATCGCACGTCTGTTCCTGGATGGCTACACGGCCAACGAAATCGGAAGGATGCATGGCATCAGCAAGCAGCGCGTCTCTTTTATCCTCCACAAGCTTGGCATCAGGGCTGAAGAGTCGTTTACAACAGTTACCCTTCCTGACCCCTACGTTGTTGCGTTGGATTTCGGGGATATTGCCAGTAGGGTGATGCTTGATTGGTCTGCCGCAAAAATATTGCCAAAGTTTGATTGCGTCATAACCTCAACCCCGGACACTGCTCATGTTGACTTGCGCCAATTTAGCAATCGAGAACACGTCTTGGCCTATGTTCCAAAGCTAGAAGGGGCAGAAATTCCAGGTAGGGAGATCCGTTCTAACTGGTTGATGTACGCCTACCCGCTTGAGGAGTCCCGGTTTAGTCCCTTTTCGCAGGCGGAACGTACTTAAGCTTACTGACGGCAGCAGCATCAAACCGGTAGTCCAAAAATCCAGCGTGTCCGGTCCTGGCGTCAATCTTTGCCTTGACCTCGACCCCTGACTTTTTTGCCAGCCTGCAAAATGATACGTCTTCACCGGCGTATTGCGTGCACTTCACCCCATCAATGACAATCTGCTGATGCTCGTAGCGGAAAAATTGATGAATAGCCCTTTTGTCAAATTCAACCTTGTCTTCAGGGTTTGCTGCGATGATCTTCATAAGCGAAGCTCGTGATGCAAGCATTGCACCGGTGCCAATCCAGTCGACAGTCGCAAGCCCGTAGTCATCGGTGTGCATAATTCCGCTTTCTGGGATAGAGAAGTTTGCGTCAGACAAAATTGCCGGAATGTCTTTTGGGGCAAAGTCTGGGTTGTTTCGAACAGTTTCGGCAATCCGGTCCCATTTTGCAAACTTTTTGCAGCAAGGAAAGCCAACAATTGTGTTTTCAAGGTGCGGTAAGCACGCCAACACATCGCCTGGCTCGTAGTTAATGTCAGAGTCAACCATGAAGATCCAGTCTGCATCTGTCTCTAGGAAGCGATCCACAAGATAGTTTCTTGCCGAGGGAAGAATCGAGTTGCCGGTAAGGAAGTCAACCTTGCAGTTGATCTTTTGCTGGAAAAGCGCAGACTTTAGATTGTCGTATGAGTGCATGTACTCCGACGAGACTCGGCCATCTAGCGTTGGCGTCGAGACCCAAAGCTTTGGGAACCTCTTTGTCGGCGCTGATTGAATCCTTGGCTCTGGCATTAGTTGGCCTTGCGCTTTGCGCCAATAGGTTCAGGCATCTTTCGCTTGTTCTCCTCTTCGTGCCACTTTGTATGCTCGCGCTGCAGGTTGATAAAGACGCCAATAGCTTCCCCCCACGCCCTGCGCTCGCCCTCCGCGACTTTCATTGCCATTCCCCCGGCAAGCAAAAGCGCGCTGATCAAAAACCCAACAACAAATCCAAGAAGCAATGCCGCAAAGTCCATGTTACTTTTCTCCTTCAAGCGCGTGTAGCGCAGCTAGATCGTACTTCAGCGCAAGTGAGGCGCTGTGCCGAGTATGGCCATCAACCTTGACCCACACTTCTCCACCGATTGCTCGGAACTCATCGCAGAAGTTGTAATCCTCTCCGATAAAATAATTTTCCCTCCGACCGTAGCGAAAATACTCAACAGTTCTTATCTGCTTTTCATCCATTAGCTCAATATACCATCGGTCCGGATAGGCCTTCTGGAAGCGTTCGAAGGCGCTTCTCTGGACAATCATACACCCCGTTCCGGCATGTGTGGCACGCATTAAGCCAAGAGCTGCTTCTTGCTCGTTGGGCGCCGGTGCCGAATTGTCTAAGACAAAGTTTGGCCTACCAAGCACGGCCTCAATGGCCTCCGCTGGAACCTCAGGGCGCTTTCTCACAAGATCTACTGCCCGGTCCCAACGAATTTGCCGCTTGATGCACGGCAATGCAACAATTTCTTTTCCTGCCGCAATGGCATACATCACGTCTTCCCAGTCAACCGTGATGTCGGCGTCAAGCATGAGGATGTGTGTTGCTGTGGACTCTTGCATGAACTTGGCAACGCATCGGTTTCGCGCTACCGGGAGCATTGAGCTGCCAACAACAAAACTCCAATGAAAATCAATCCCTACTTGGAGACACGCCCGTTGGATGCTCAACAGCGAATGCGTATAGCCGTGGTCCACCTTACCGTCGATGATCGGCGTAATGGCAATCAGTGAAATTTTCTCCGGCTGGGGGGCCGTAGTTTTCACAAAGCTTGCCGCTCGACGCTGCTTTTTCTTGCTCATGGGTTCTCCTTCGTGGATGGAAGATACCACACTTTTTGCCCGTTTGGTGACGATTTTGGGGAAGGGGGGGAGAACCTTTAAGGAGAGGGGGGGATGGGGCTCCAGAGATCCGGGGGTCTGGGCTAATACTTCTTTTGTAGTTAGAACACAGGATTGAACTTGACGGGAGTATCCGGGGGGCGTATGATCGCAATCCTTCCTGGGGGGGATGGGGCGACGGAGTGACGGGGCGACGGGCTGATACCGGAGGTCGATTGACTGGAAAAGATTTACAGCTGGTGAACGAGAAGGCAGAGTGCTTGCATTCGGCGGCAATCATTCTTGGGCCAGAGGGAACCAAGGCATACGGATTACCAACAGATGTTGAAAAGTGCCTAGATTGTGGATGGCGGGCATTTGAGCAAGCTTGTGGTAAGCGGGTCGAGCTTCCAGCGGTGCAGATTGTTTGGTGGGAGAAGACCGAGAAGCGCGAAGCACATTGGATTGTTGAATGCTTTCCTGGAGATCTTGTCCCAGACGAAGCCAGCATCATTGGTCGCGGAGAAAATCCGGGCGAGGCAATGCACAACTTGGCTAAGGAGATTACTTCTTGTCTGAGGGGTCAGCGCCAATAACGAGGTGGGTTTCTTGCGGAATTTTTTCCTGCCAGGCCCAACCAGATCCCTTGTAGGTAATCTTCGGGGTGTTGAATACAACGCTCATCTCGCCGTTGCACACAAGGCATAGCTCCTTAGAGTCGTCGCTCATCTTGCGCACGGTCTCACGGACGATGTCGCACTTCTTGCACTTGTAGTCGTAAGCTGGCATTCCTTCTCCTTTGGTGGAGCCGGGCGGGAGTTACACCCGCCGTTACCCTCAGGCATGATGACCTTTGGCGTTTACTCGGCCCCAGGGGACTATAACACGCTATAGCCCGAGCGTCACCTCTCCAGGCATTGCGTTGTCGCGGCGAGCCTGATCTTCTTGGACCTTCCACTTCTTGGCAATCTTTCGGACAGCCCAAGAAGATCGAAGAAGGCTTCGGGCGCGCTCTCGTTGCATGTTCGACCACGCCTCAAGCTCCTCAGAGCTGGTGGCGAGGTAGATCCCGGCCGGGGCGTCGGATGCCGAACAAATCGGCTGCTCCCAAACATTCCGCAACTCTTCAACCGCCAGCTGGATTGCCCGGCTGTTCCACCGGGTGCGCTGGGAAAGGTCTTTATACGTAATGGCGTTCTTGCGGCCCACGCTAATCTGGGAAAGAATAAATACAAGCTCTGGGCCCATCTTGGTTTCCATGCTAATCCTCCTTACTGGGTGATGCT